GGAACCGATCCACGTTGTCCACCACGAACACGTCTTGGCGGGCGTCGATCGGGACGCCGATGATGCGTTCCGCGCGGCCGACTGCCCGGTCGATCAGCCGCGCCAGGAGGCCGTTCCCGGCCCCCGCGGGCGTATCGTCGAGGCCGCCGTCCTCTGCAGACGTCTGCAATCGGAGGAAGGCCTTGAGGTCCTGCCAGGTGGGCGTGGTGGTGGCCACGGGTTACTCGACTCGCGACCAGCCGTGGCCCTCGAGCTCGGCCACGTGCTCGGCCGACACCTCGGCGGTCCCGTCCTCGCCGGCCACGTAGACGACGCCACCGACCGTGCTGGAACCGATCCCATGCCCGGCGCGCATCCGGACGACGCCGGTGGGCGCCGTCTCGGGCTCCTCCTTGACCCGCTTCTCTTTGGCCATCGGACCCTCCTCAACACGGGGGGCGGGAGTCGAACCCGCCCGCGATGCCCCGACCGTGGGGCCCGCCGCGCCCGCGCTCAGGCGATGTTGGTGATCGTCCCCATGACGAACGGCGCCCAGACCACCGGCACCTCGTCCACGTACACGCCGAACTCCCGGCGCCGGGTCGTCATCGGCCACTGGAGCTGGTAGTACTCCTGCCGGGTGTTGATCTCGACCGTCTCGGCGATCTCGCTCCGGGGGTACACGCCGGGCGGCAGCTTCTTCACCCAGCTCATGAGCGTCCCGGCCGGCATGTCAGGGTGCACGCGGAGCGGCACCTTCTGGCCGGTGATCGGGTTGATCACCTCCGTCACGACGGCGCCGGCGACGAAGCCTTCCGCGCCCTGCTGGCCGGCGATCGTGAGCCGGAGCAGCGGCGCCCCGCCGTTCGCGATCACCAGCTTGGTGATCTCCATCAGCTGGTTCGCATGCAGCCAGATGGCGTCGGGCGAGAGGCGGAAGTTGTTCCAGTAGAACGCGAACATGGTGTTGAGCTCGGCCACGCCGCCCGCGCCATCGCTCGTGAGCAGCGTGCCCACGCCCGGCGTCCCAGTGGCCAGCGACGCCACGTAGCCCCCGTTGAGGCTGTTGAAGCCGTAGGTCAGGAGCCCGTCGAACATGAGCGCGTCGTTCGAGTAATCGGTGTCTGCCAACGCGGAGAAGAGCTGCGCCGGCGCGATCGGCAGCGCCTTGATCACGTAGCTATTGATGCTGGTGATCGCGGCCAGACGCATGGTGGTGTTGTCCGAGCCGGAGCCCACGTACCAGGCGTACGCCACCGCGCCCGGGACCACCGGGACGCTGACGGAGACCTCGTGCGCGTTCCCGGCGCCGCTCGAGCCGGTCGCCTGGGTGACCACGGCGCTCGGCCGGCTGGTGCCGCCGTTGACGGCCGTGGTGTCGCCATCGGCCGTGGTGCGGCTGATCTGCTGCTGGATCGCCGCGGCACTCGCGTACCGGAGTCCGTCCGGCGTGAGCGCGACCACCGAGACCCGCACGGTGGTCGTGTCGGCGAGGGCACCGCCGGCGTCGGCCAGGACCGGCGTGATGACGCCCGGCCGGACGACGTCGAAGCTCCGGTTGCCGCCCAGGATCGCGCGCTCCTCGATCACCATGAGCGCCTCGAGCCCGGTGTAGGCGGCCAGGGCGTTCATGTCCTCGAAGTTCTCCGCCGCGTACTGCGCTTCCCACGTGGCGTAGTTCTCGGTGCCGAGCCCGCGGTAGGGTGCGGTGAGATCCTGCTCGGTGAGGGTGATGAAGGCGTTCCGGTGCCCTTCGACCACGCCGCCGGGCACGTTCGCCGTGTTGATGCCGGTGACGGCCCGCCAGTTGACGGCGGTGCCCCCGCGGCCCGCGCGGCGGGCGATCTCATTCCGCAACGGGGTGAGGATCGGGTAGATCTTCCGGCTGGGGACCCGGAGGTCGAAGTACACGAGCCCCAGCGTGGTCGCGATGCCCGCCTTGCGCAGCACATCGAGGCTGCCGGGCTGACCCAGGGCCTTACGGACCAGCTCCAGGGTCTCGTTCTGGTTGATCGGCGCAACTGCGGTCATCGTTCGGCCCTCCTCGGGGCTCGGGTGTGCGGGCGGTTACCGGTCGGCCAGGCTGCCCGTCTCGGCCTGGACCTGCTTGATGAGGGCCAGGACGCCCTCGCGATCGTTCTTCTCCACCTTGGCAGGGTCGATCTTCTCGACGGCCTTGCCACCGAGGTCTTCGGCCTTGCCCACCGGGTGCAGGACGGCCTTGCCGGGGGCCGGCAGGGCCTCGACGGCCTCGAGCCGCTTCTTCAGGTCGGCGTTCTCCCCAGCCAGCTTCGTGTTCGACTCGGTGAGCTTCTCGAGCGCGCCCTCCATCTTGGCGAGCGTCTCCTTCACCTCCGTGGCGATCTTCCCCATGTCCTCCTCCTCATCGCATTCGGCCCCCATGGCGGAGGCGTGGTCGTGGATGGCCTGGAGCCGGTCATCGCGACTGGTGGCCTTGGCCAGATCGCCCGGGGCGAGGGCCTTGTCGCAGCCGGCCCCCATGTCGGTCGTGAGATCGTGGAGCGCCTGCAGGGTGTGCATCTTGGCGAGGCCGCCGATCGGCGCGGCCGCGGCCAGCTCGCCCCCGTGCTTCTCGGCCATCTCGCTGGTTTCCTCGCTCACCATCTCCAGCAGGATGTCCAGGCCGTCCACGAGCCAGACGTGCAGCCGCATCGGGAGATCGCTGTCGTCCCCCTCAAAATCGGCTTCCCACTCCGCGTCCTGGGCGCAGTACTCGACTTGGGTGAGGAGCTGGGCCAGGGTCGAGACGCCGTACATGCCCTTCCGGAGTGCGTCGGCCAGCGCCAGCTTCGCCGCGTCCTTCTTCTGCTCGGCGATCTCGACCCCGAACTTCTTGGCCGCCGCCTTGATCTTCCCCTTGATCGTCTTCAGGTCGCCGGCGCTGTACTTCGCCGCGTTCTTGGGCTTGTTGATGTAGTTCCAGGCCGCCTTCGCGTGCGCCTTCGTGTCGATCGGGTACTTCTTGTTGGTCTCGTCGGCGAAGGTGACGTCGCCGTACTTCGACTTCCCTTCCCCGGCGCTGGTGTCCTTCCGCTCGGCGATCTTGGTGATGGCGTCGGCCAGCTTGCGGAGCAGCCCGCGCGGCTCCTCCGGGTCCTCGACCGCAGCTTTGAAGGCGCGCTGCTCGCTGGTGCCGTCGGCCTTCACCACCGCGAACCGCGCCGTCGGGACGCAGGGGCTGTCCACCAGGCTCGCCTCGCCGGGCTGGGCCGTGAACCGGGTCAGCCCCTTCTGCTCCGGATCGGGCCAGGTCTTGGCGTACGAGCCGCCGACCGAGAAGCCGGTATACACCCCCTCCTGCACCTTCTCCCACTCGTTGTCGTCCACCACCTTGGCCCCGATGTCGACCGCCTTCTCGACATCGTTGAGGTCGAGCGCCACCAGCTTGCCGGCGGCCACCTTGCCGTGCATCGCCCGCAGGTTCCCGAGCGACTGCCCGTTGGTCACCTTCTCGAACTCGGCGGACCACGCCTGGAAGAGCGGCTTGCTGGACGCGTAGTCGAGGATCTCGTTCGCGTGGTCCGGGACCTCCTGGGTGAGCCGGCCCCACACCTCGCGCTTCGCCACGTCGACCTTGGTGATCGGGACGAACATCCGGAGCTCGGGCATCGTCGGTCTCTCCAGTCCTCGGTTAGGCTGCTACTTGCTGCTCGTCCGGCTCGGGCTGCTGGGCCTTGGCCCCGGGCAACGGCAGGGCGTCGAGCTCGGCGTCGGGACCCCACCCGTGGTCGTCCCGGATCTCGCTCCGCTTGCGCGTGCCGTCGCTGACGTAGATGTGGTCGATCTGCGCCTGCTCCAGCGCGCTCACCGACTGCTCGTCTTGCCACTCGTACTCGTAGCCTGGCTCGCCCAGCGGCCCCTGGATGAGGCTGTCCATGAACGTCTTCCACCACACCTTGTAGGGCTGGAGCCCTTCCTCCAGCGCCGTCTCCTGCGCGGTCTCGGCGGTGGCGCGGTTCATCTGCTTGACAAAGGCCTGCGGCGGGAGCGAGAACCCGAAACAGATTTTCCGGGCGATCCACTCGTCGTAGTCATCAAAGAGTTTCTCCTGCCGGGTCTGCGTCGTCTTGAGATCGCCGGGCACGAACTTGACCCGCCGACGGGCGGCGAGCTCGCCCGCCATGAGCACGTCCCAATACTTCTGGAAGTCCTCGATCTGCTTGGTCGTCCAGCCCGACGGGACCGCGGCCAGCATGTCGGGAATGTTGCCCTCGCTGTAGTAGTCGAGCTGCCACACCTGCCGGCGGATCGCGAGGTTGATGATCGGCAGCAGCTGCTCGACGGGGGAGAACCCATAGATCCGATCGGAGCGGAAGTTCCGCGGGCGGTAGATCAGCTCCTCGGTGGTGTAGTCCACCGCGGGCATGCCCTTGAGGATCTGCTGGTACGCCGGGAGCGGCGGCGCCGGTGTGCGGCCGCGGTCATCGAGCACCCGCTTGATGCTGCCGCCGTCGATCACCTCGAGCGCGTACGCCTTCCCGCCCAGCGTCGGCCGCACGTAGACGCAAGGCGCGTCGATCACCAGGAGATCGTCCAGCAGGGGACGCTGCCAGGTGAGGTAGTCGTGCTCACGGTCGGGCCGCTCGAAGAAGGTCATCAGCCGCTTGGAGGTGGCGTCCTCCTCGTTCCCGATCCGCTCCTGGATCACCCACGGGAGCTTCGACAGCTGGTCCTTGCGGGTCTCGATGCAGGCACGGGTGATGTCCTCGAACTGGGCGAGTGCTCGGAGCGTCGGGAAGTCGATGGGCTCCCCGGCGCGGGGGCGGACCTGGATGTTGTAGCCAACCGGGTAGTCGAACTGCCGACCCACGGCCGCGGCCTGCGCCTGGGGCGCCAGCGGTGTGCCGGGCCCGAACCAGCCCTCGGCCGGGTAGCTGCGGCCGATGCGCGCGCCGAAGCTCGTCGAGACCAGCTCGGCGAGGTCCGTCATGCCCGCCGCGCGGGCCGCGCGGGTCGGTATCGCCATCGCTCAGGTGTGGCCCTTGACCACGATGGTGTCTTTGCCGGTCGCGGTGACCGAGCCAGGCCGATAGGTCTGCACCTGCACCCAGATCTTCGCGCTGTCGGCCGAGTCCGGCTTGACGGCGATGAAGTTGAAGCTCCGCAGAAACGGCGCCGGCTTGGCGGTCCCCAGCGTGGTGCTCTTGTGCGTGGAGGTGTCCCGCGCCACGGTGTCCCGGATGGTGCCGTAGGTCACCCGCTGGCTATCGGGCGGCAGGAGCTTCGTCACCCAGACGAGGGTGTAGCCCACCTTGGTCGCGTTCTGGCTGGTGGAGTCCACCAGCACCTTGACCCGGCTTCCCCAGACCGGCGCGTGCGAGCGGGCCGCGGTCGCGGTGAGCGCGCCGACCAGGAGGACCGGAAGCAGGATGCTGAGCAGCAGGGCAATGGGTCGACGCATGGTCGGGCTCCTTACGAGGCGCGGGTGAACTTCTTCCAGGACGGCGTGGTCTTGGTGCCGGCGTTGATGTACGCGTCGTGGCCGCTGGTGTCGATGCAGAGTGAGCCAGGCCCGGCGAACCCGGCGCCGTCCCCTGAGCCGGGCGCCCCGGCCTTCTGCAACACGCACACGTTGTTCGAGAGCCGGAGGTCGGCCTTGAGAATGGCGAGCGGGTTGAAGCCGTCATGCCCCGGGCTGGTAAGGTCGAGGCCGTAGTCGAAGCCGCTGCCGGCGGTCGAGTTGTTGCTCATCGCCTTGAACGCGGCGTTCGCCTTCGTCACGTCGCCGTCGCCGTCCACGTACGCCACCACGGCGCCGTCGGCCTCGGTCACGCCGTCGGTGATCTGCGCGAGCACCGCCCCCGTGGGGTAGGTGCTCAGCTTCGGGCCGGTGATGGAGAACGCGCCGATCACGCCGGCGAGGTAGTTCGCGGCCTTCGAGAGCGCGCCGCCGAACAGGTTGCCCATGATGGCGGCGAGATACTTCGGGTTCCCGCCGTCGTCGCTGCCGGCATCGGGCGTGAGGGTCAAGTCGGGGGCCACGATCTGGTGGCTGTGCGCGCCGCTGTAGGTGCTCTCCGCTGTCTCCTGCGGGAAGGTGAAGCCCGCGCCCAGGAGCACCGGCACGTCGCGGGTCTCGACCGCGACCAGGCTGTCATCGCCGACCTGGTAGTGGCCGCCCGGCGCGTGGATGCTGGAGATGCCCGGCGGGGCCTGCAGCGTCGTGGTCGGCATCAGTGGGCTCCGGTCGTGGCGGCGGTGAGTGCCCGCGCCTGCTGGGCGTAGTAGTCGAGCATCCCGAGCTCGGTGTCGTGCTCCACCAGGCCGCGGAAGGCGACCGCCGCCGCGGAGACCTGGTCGTCCGGGACGCCGGTGGTCGGGAAGGCGTGGAGCTCGCGCAGGAACGCTTCGTTCCACGGGCCGCGGACGAGCTTCACGTTCCCGACCTGCGCCTGGGCGGCGAGGGGGTTCGCCCGCTGCACCAGGTTGGTGGTCGCGGGGATGGCGCGGACGTCGTACCCCGAGAGCCGCCCTACGGTGGCCTCGGCCGACTCCTTGCCGCCCGCCGCGGGCTCCTGCTCGACGCGGATGATGGTCCCCGCGCCGTCGGCCTCGGCCTTCTGGTCGATCACCCGCTCGCGGTCGCCGGCGCCCCACTGCCCCCGCTCGACGTCCTCGACGTAGTAGGTGCGGAGGCCGACCGGGTCCGGCGGCGTGCGCGACATCTTCACCCCCACCGTCCAGTCCCCGCCGCCGCTCGTGCCCGCCTTGTCCCACCCGCGGCAGCGCTCCGCCTCGGCCGGTGGGGCGTCCACGGTCGCGAACCAGGCGCGGTTGAACACGAGCCCGGCGGCGTGCCGAATCTTCCAGTTGCCGCCGCGGTCGCCGCCCAGGAGCCGCTCCTGCTCCACCAGCGGCATCGCCCGGATCCGGGCCTCGTACTCGGGGTCGAGCTCGCGGCCGATCGTGTTGTCCTGCAGCCGCGCCAGGACGAAGGTCAGGCTCCGGGCGTATTGCGCGAGCTCGGGATGATGCTCCGCCAGCTCGGCCTTGGCGGCCGCCTCGAACTCCGGATAGCGCTCGTAGTCCTCCGCTCCGCACACGACCGTCGACCACACGAGATCGTCGTTCACGCGGATGAACCAGCGGACCACACCCGACCGCTCCTGGAGCGCGTAGCCCGAGTCCTGGTCGATCCACCAGGCCACCAGGTCGGCGACGAAGCTGTCGGGGTCGGGGTTGCAGCTGCCGCGGATATACGGCCGGACGCCGCACATCGAGCGGTTGCGGGAGAGCATGTACCAGAACTGCCGGGCGGTGAACGTCTCGAGCTGATCGAAGTAGATGCCGCAGATCTGCGAGCTCTTCCAGGCCTCGACGTCCTGCTCGTACTGGAGGGCCGCGAACTTGCCCTTGGCCCCGCGCGGGAAGAACCACTCGTGCGTCTGCTCCCGGGCGATGCCGTCGACCAGCGGGTAGAGCCCCCGCGCCTCGTCCCAGATCCCGCCCGGGTTGGTGACCTCGGGCATCACCCGGCGGAAGAGCGCGAAGGTGAAGCCCGGGACGTCGACGTGGCGGAGCGGGTCGTAGACCAGCGCCCAGGTCTTCCCGCCGAAGACCGAGCCGCCCATGATCGCGATGTCGGCGGGCGTCGAGAGGAAGAGCTCCTGCGGCCCAGCCTGCGGACCGAGGGTCACGTGCTCCG